TATCTTCCCAGCTACTACAGCACCCGCATTTATTTTTGCGGCTGTCACTGCGTTAGTAGCTATCTTGTCTGCATTTACTGCACCCGCGTCTATTTTTGCAGAGGTGATTGCATTAGCGTCTATCTTTGCTGTAGTGATCGCACCCGCGTTTATTTTTGCGGCGGTCACTGCGTTAGCGTCTATCTTCGCAGCTGTCACTGCGTTAGCAGCTATCTTGTCTGCATTTACTGCACCCGCGTCTATTTTTGCGGCGGTGACTGCGTTGGCGGCTATCTTCCCAGCTACTACAGCACCCGCATTTATTTTTGCGGCTGTCACTGCGTTAGCTGAAATCTTCGGGGCAGTAATTGCATTGCTACTTATTTTAGTTTCAGTAACCGCACTAGCAGCAATTACATCTCCTTGTATTGCGTCGGTAGCAATCTTTGCATTAGTAACAGCGTCTTGACCTAACTTAGTTTCAGTTATAGCGCCTGCTGCAATTACATCTCCTTGGATTGCATCGTTAGCAATCTTTGCGTTAGTAACAGCATCTTGACCTAATTTAGTTTCTGTAATTGCGCCCGCTGCAATTACATCTCCTTGTATTGCATTAACGGCAATCTTTGCATTAGTAACAGCATCTTGACCTAATTTAGTTTCTGTAATTGCGCCTGCAGCTATCTTGTCAGCATCTATTGCGCCTGCTGCAATTACATCTCCTTGGATTGCATCAACTGCAATCTTTGCGTTAGTAATGGCGTCGTTAGCAATTAGCAATGAGCTGACAGCGCCAGCGGTTATTTTGTCAGTAGTTATAGCGCCTGCTGCAATGACCTCACCTTGTATTGCATTAACGGCAATCTTTGCGTTGGTAACAGCGTCGTCTGCAATCTGCAGCTCAGCGATAGTCCCAGTGAGATCAACTGTCGGGACAGCTGCTGTCCATGCACCATTTACTAGACGATAGATTTTCCCATCCGTAGTTAGAAAAATTATGGTGGGTCCTGAGTACCCAGAAACAGCGGGGAGAGAGTCAACTACAGAAATTGGTTCAAGACCTTGCGCTAAGGCAGCAGCCGGTATGTTTCCCTCTAGCACATCAAGTAGGTGGTCTACGTCGGCAGCTGTTGTGGCCAGCGTGCCAGTGCCAGAGTTAAACTCTCCGATGATATTAGATTGCGAAACGAACCTGATCCAATAATAGCGAGAAGCATTTGAGCCAATTGGATCAGAGTAAGCGCGGCCAGAAGACACACCTATTAGCTGTGCATCACCTATCGTATCTGAGTCATGCGCATAGATTTCGGTAAAAGAATGGTTGCCGTAGTTCGGGTAGTCCCAGCTCAGGTTCACTTGCGAGTAAGCTGCAGCGGCAGCAAAGCTAGTGGGGGCTGGCGGTACACTAGAGTCTGTGACCTCAACTGGCCCTATCCCCAAATTGCCAGAGTTTATGTTGTTTGGGTCAAAGCGAGTTGATTTTAAATCTTCCGCAAGACCACCTTCGATCAACTCTCGAAGAGTAACAGCTCTGTCTTTAGGATCACCTCGGCGGCCCAGTCTGATCTCAAGTGCTTCCGCTACAGACGTTAACCAACCGCGCATTCCTGGGGACACATCTGCAGGAGGCTTAGGTATCCCTGGTACTTTGGTTGGCTTGCTCATGAGGTGCGGATCTCCTCCATGCTCTGCGCTAAACAGAACTCGTTAATATCAGTACCTTCAACCTGGATCTCCCACTCCTGCGCAACAGCCGAAGGCATACGCATGATCGGCTCGCGTAAAGTGCCGTTGCTAATACCACTAGGTACAGTAGTAGCTTGGGTATAAGTTGAGCCAGATTTGGTCAGGGTATAGTGGGCAAGCAGTGTGCCATCGCCGTATACTTTTACAGTCACTGGGTATACATCTGCGTTGACTGAGACCCAACCCATAGACACCGGAGCGGGAGTCACGAACTTCTTACTTTTGAACTTGAGTGTATTGTCGGTTGAGCCGCCCTGGTACTTCTTGATCTTGTTACCGACGATGATGTACAGCTGTCCATCTTTAGGGTTGCGATAACCGCCACGCACATCTGTTGAGATATCTAACGTAGAAAGAGCAGCCTCACCACCTCTTGGGTCATAGACCCAGCCGCCTGATCCGTGAAACGCAACATACGTACCCTCATGCCTGAACGCGCGATAGGTAGTCGGACTAAAGTCAGCGTTCCACTGCTTTACAGATATCATCCCATCAGTGACCACGGACCCCTGACTACTCTCAATAGCGCAAAGGCCATCTGGCCCTGCATAAAGGACATAGGAACCCATGTCCACGACACTATGTTCGTTGACACATGCCTGCGCTAAATCTACGCGGATCGCGGTCATTGCACTCGGATCGGTGCCCGTGATGAAGTAAGGCTGCCCATCAGTCAGTGCTGCAACACCATTAGAGGTAGACGCGATTGCGACGATGTCTTCTTCAGTCGTGATCCGGTATTGAATCGGCCAGGCATGCGGAAGGAATGGTTCGCTGAGACAGAATCGTTTGCCGGTAAAGCCTGCCATTGTGCCCTGGGCTAGTGGTATCAAGCCTTTAAGCTGCCCGTCAGGGTACAAACTAGTGTCATCATCAGGTGGACCGATCCACGTATCGCTTGGTAGTACTTCACCGAGCGTTGCTGAATCAGACGAGTCCGGCTCACTTTCGTCAGCGATAGGTATCTGTTTAACAAACTGAAACTGCGTATTAGTAGAGCCAGTGTTAGAGCGGTATATGCGTTTGAGTGACCCGCTGCCTAAGTTATGCCCAGAGGCAAAAGTCTCATTGGTCAACGTTAGAGTCGCTGTCTGCCCATCAACCATCTCGGCGACAGTAGAAGGCGCACTAGGTGGGCCCTCTCTACCATCAGCAGTTACGTACGTATACACGTACGATACGTCGTTGGGTGTCAGTGTTTCATCAACATCGCCAGATATAGCGACCGTGGGCGCGGACGACGGAGCGGGAACCCCGAGCCGGTAAGAGTTATTCGGGTATGACGAACCGCTAACAATGGTGGTAGACCAACCGATACGCGGGTAGTCATCACCAGTAAAGTACAGGCGGTCGGTTGTATCGCCAGGTATAGGACCAGGGACGACATCTACTTCTTCGTTCCACTGGAGCCATACAGATGACGAGTTGCCGTACTCGTACTTGTAGATACTTCTTCGAGTAGAGTTAGCTAGCGTAAATTCGTCAGTGTCTGTCTTGGTAGACACAAGCCGACCAGACTCAAAGTCTATGTTCTCTGCTATCTGGCCGAACTGGTCTGCCAGGAGTCGTGGGCTGACTCCTGGTGCAATGCCTGCAAATCTGTCTCGTTTAAAGTAAACCATACGCGTCTCATTATATTAGCTATAGTATTATTTTACCATCAAACCAGAGGTAACCGAGAGTATCTCGCATACCCTTTGACGGGACCGTACTCAAGCGTTGATTTGTTAAAAACAATTCCGTAACACCATTTGTACGCCTTTGCATCGACGTCTACATCATCTGGGAATGGGTATGCCAATCCCTTTCTTGTGCAAAAATCTTTGATAGCCTGTGGTGATGCATAAACAAAAGCGTCTACCCAGTCCGACATGGTCTTGTCTTGCCTGTGGGTAGTAGCAAAGAACCAAGCAGGGACGGGTAGCTCAGGCACCTCGAAGTTAACGCGGTTTATGACGCACTTCAGCATGACATCTGTTTGCGTAAGATCGAACTTCAGGCCGTACCAAACCTTTAAGTTTCTTGCGGGGTATGAGCTGCCAAATCTCTCTTGCAGTTCACGAGGCAGAGTGCTGGAAAAGCTGTAAAAACTAACGCTGCTATTTTCATACGGCTCCCTGTACCCACCATAGCTGCCGAGAAGGTTGTACTTATGACTTAACCAATTTGCGTAGTCTGGGTACGCTGCTTGCAGCCCAGCTAAAATGCTTTGCCCCTCACTAGAGGACGCACAGTAATCTTGCCGGACCATAACCTTATCGACGTAAACATCATCACGCTCAAATACTTCTCCCCTTGCAGCAGAAGCGCTCAGGAATAAAAGCTCTGAATCGTTATGCCCTCTGGTGTTACGCGGCCCGACCTTGATCATGCTACTGCTCCTGAATCTCTGAAATGTCTTTGTCTTCAAGACCTACACTATTAAACTTACGCAGCAGATGGTCCTCATGATGCTCCAGCAGCTTACCTAAGAATTCGTTGCCGCCGTGATGGTCTAAAGCCCACTGCAAGATCTGTTGCTGGGTCAAGTCGCTGTAGCTAATAAAACTAGTAGGCAACTCGTCCGTGTCTAATACCGTTTCCACGGCTGCCACGCTCCAAACATCATCGGGGTAGGTGGTATCAAAAAAATTAATCTCCCACCGTACTTCTTTACAGATATCGGTAAGCCCGTCCTGCTCTGGGATAGTTTTCAAGTCTATTAAAGTGGCTTGATAATCAATGTTCATTTGGTATGTCCTGTAAGGGTATATGTTTTGCCAATCCAGTCCTGAGTTTTGCTGCCCGCTTGGCGGTTCTAGCTGCTAGTTTTTGTATCTCTGGCAGCCCGTTAGAAAACGGCAACGCTTTTTCCATAGCATAAGCAAACATCTCATTACCGTTAGCCTTGCCACTTTCAAAAACATCGACGTAGTTAAATACAGATGCTTGTTCCGCAAGCATCCCGTAATCTATTGCCACTCTCGCGCTAATCGCTGTTTTCACGATAGCGTCACTTTTGTGATTCATGTGGCGTGGCATCCTTAGCCTTTTTACTTTCCCTAATACCCCTTCATCTGTTTCCGGTATTCGGACCCAGCGCTTTGGGTTTATGGCGAAAACTGACAAGTCCATGTGTTTTTTATTTGTCGAGTCACCAATAAGCCGATATATATGCCTGTTCTGCGGGCTGTCAGTAAAAACTCCAGACCTGCTGACACATATGTCATAGTCCTCAAGCAGCGCGCGCTCGGGTAAATCACCATCCTGTATATCCAAAATGACTCCGCTCTTAACGACCAAGCACAACTCGCTAGCATTACGTAGCGCAGTCGGTATAAAGCCCTGCTGGTAAGGTACAACCTCATAATCCCAGGCGGGCATGTTCGCCTCGATGGACCTAACGGTCAGCGCTGTGAGCTTGTTGCACTGTATTACCAAAATCTTTAGGTGCGACATGTTCATACCTCTTGTATTGCGCGAAAAATTGCATGACTCGTTCATGCGGTTTGCCAATGGCCGTGGGTATTAGTCCTGAGTTGGCATCGCTTAAAATAGCTTTTAACCTTTCTGGTCGAAGCCGCCCTTCAAAATTTAACGCTCTATAAATAGCAGTGTAGGTGCACCACTGATCTCTTTTCCCAAACGAGTACACTGTTTTGCCTTTCGCCAGCGCTGCCAGGCCCATCTCAGAGTTATCGCAGCACCCCACGATCGCTGCCTGCTCCAGAAGCTGATGACCACTCACTTTCTTTTCAATAATGGCGTCGCCATACTTGTGCAGTAAGTGCTGAAAAGCCGGTGCAGCTGTTAGCGGATGGCACTTTAGTTTGGCCCCCTGCCGTACAGCGTTATCGATCTTCTTCCAGTCAATAACTTTATTTAATATGTTGGTACCAGGGAGGAACACGACAAAATCGTGTTGCCCCCTGGAAGAGCGCAAACGATATTTATCTTTCGTTGAACTCTTTATCGCCTCAAACGCAGCCTCACCCTCTTCCGTAATCTCGCTAGTAGCCGCCTTTTCCATTGCTTCTGATGCAAACTTTTCGCTAGCTACTCGCATATAAAGAAACTGCGTTAACAGGTCTGTATATACATAGCCGTGAATCTTGTCCCCATCAAAGCTGTACCAAAGGTCGTACTCAACCTTTGTACCCTTATCCCATGTTTTTGGAATAAAGTTTTTCAGATCAATCAAACCGTGCTGGTCAGACGTCCGTAACACATTCCCGCTTTTAAAGAAGTGGGCTACTGGGTTACCTAGCTCGTCGTTATCCGCTAGCTTCTTCAAGTGCTCTCCTAAGTCTCTCCACCTCTTCCTCGAGGTCCGTAATTCGATCTTCTGTCTCGCTAAAATGCTCCATAATCACCTCAAGAGCATTCTCTAGTTTTCCGTTAATATCCGAAAAATTCATTAGTCTTCCGTCCATTGCGAGCCATCCCAATAACGACCGTTATGGGCGCTGCCGCTAGTTACTTCGGTTTGGTTTCCGGTCGCTGTAAGCCGCTCGTAAACAACTGTTGATGTATTTCTGTTCGTGGTTGTTGCTCTGCTAGTTCCCGTTAGGTGGTTAGTAGAACGATTAGTCGTTGTGTCAAACGAAGTCGTGAACGCCGTAGTCGTCGCCTTGCTAGTGCTTGTATCAAACGCAGTCACGTAGCTGGTAGTCGTCGCGTTACTGGTGTCGGTGTTAAACGCAGTGCTAGTAGATTTACTTGTTCCGTGTGACGTACCAGTCGCATAAGCCGTAGTAGTAGACTTACTTGTTCCTCGCGATGTACCAGTGGCATACGTAGTAGTCGTAGACTTACTTGTGCCGTGCGATGTGCCAGTGGCGTATGTAGTCGTAGTAGATCTACTTGTGCCGCGAGATGTTCCAGTAGCAGTCAGATACGAAGTAGTCGTTGCCTTACTTGTGCCTCGACTCGTGTTTGTATTAAACGAGGTGGTGTAGGCAGTAACAGTCGCTTTACTAGTATTTGTATTAAACGAGGTTGTATAAGCAGTAACAGTCGCTTTACTAGTATTTGTATTAAACGCTGTAGTCGTAGACTTGCTCGTGCCATGAGACGTACCAAACGTAGTTGTATACGAGGTAGTGGTGCCCCTGCTTGTACCGTGCGAAGTAGCAAACGTTGTTGTGAACGAGGTGGTCGTAGAATGACCAGTGCCTTTGCTCGTGTTTGTATTGAAGTAAGTAACGAAACTAGTTGTAGTTGCGTGAGACGTCCCGAACGTAGTCGTTGTATTAAACGAAGTTGTCGTAGCGCGCGAAGTCCCACGCGATGTGTTGTAGCTAGTTGTATAGCTTGTGGTAGTTGCTCTGCTAGTGCCGCGAGACGTGTTGTAGCTAGTTGTATAGCTTGTGGTAGTTGCTCTGCTAGTGCCTCGACTCGTAGCTGTATTAAACGAGGTGGTGTAGCTAGTAGTCGTTGCATGTGAAGTACCGCGACTAGTAGACCACGTACTTGAAGAGCTAACAATTCTGTAAATTCGGTACTGGTTAATTATCCCGATATACGAGTTGCCTGTCTGACCGTAGTAATCTCCTCTGTAGTAAGTAGTATTACCAGATGTGATGCTCGTAGTGCCGTTATAGGTGCTGTTGTTGCTAACTGTCACCCCACCCCAACGCCATACCGCACCCGTAGCCGAAAACTCTTCTATGCGGTTATTGGAGTCGAAGTACCCCCCAGACGATGGTGTCCGCGTTTGAGATGTTCCCGATGTGTTGAAGGTCGTCGTGTAGCTAGTAGTAGTTGCATGTGAAGTACCGCGACTAGTAACTGTATTAAACGAGGTGGTGTAGCTCGTAGTCGTTGCATGTGAAGTTCCGTGACTAGTCCCATAAGTAGTCGTGTAGCTAGTAGTTGTCGATTTACTAGTGCCGTGACTAGTCCCAAAAGTAGTCGTGAAACTAGTTGTAGTCGCTCTGGACGTACCAGTTGCCCGACTAGTGTTGTAACTCGTAGTCGTAGCTCGGCTCGTACCACGCGAGGTGCCAGTAGCAAATGTCGTAGTGTAATTAGTAGTAGTTGCGCGTGAAGTTCCACGACTCGTATTGTACGAAGTTGTGAAGCTCGTAGTCGTTGCATGTGAAGTTCCACGACTCGTATTGTAAGACGTGGTGTACGCAGTCGTAGTAGCTCTAGACGTGCCCGTTGCAAACGTTGTTGTCGTGGAGTGACTAGTCCCTCTAGAGGTACCAGTAGCAAAAGTCGTGGTAGTTGAGTGGCTAGTGCCACGAGATGTACCAGTTGCAAACGTTGTCGTGTAGCTCGTAGTAGTCGAGTGCGACGTACCTTTTGTCGTGTTGTAAGCAGTGACAAAGCTGGTCGTCGTAGCGTGGCTGGTATTCGTATTGTAAGCAGTGACGTAGCTAGTCGTCGTAGCATGGGCTGTGTTCGTATTGAACGCCGTGGTGTAAGCCGTTGTAGTAGCGTGGCTAGTAGTAGTGTCGTACGCAGTGACATAACTAGTAGTGGTTGCTCTAGAAGTACCAGTCGCAAAAGTCGTAGTGGTAGAGTGGCTCGTACCACGGGATGTGCCAGTCGCAAATACTGTTGTCGTTGCGCGGCTAGTACCTCGGGAAGTACCTGTTGCAAACGAAGTGGTATATGTAGTCGTTGTGTTAAAAGCGGTTGTAGTAGAGAACGCTGTTGTCGTGCCACGGCTTGTACCGTAGACAGCATTCCAAACTGTGCCAAGCGTGCCGTTATTGTTAGCCACTACATAGTTAACGCCATAAAGGGTACCTAAGTCTCCCTTTACAAAAATCTGGGTAGGCTCTTTTAGAGTGCCACTGTCGTTAACTTTTATAGACATGGCTTCCCCTTAACCCACTACATACCAAACGTGCCCATTTGCATATCCACTAGCACTTGTAGGAGCTGTAGTGACAACCGATTGTGTGCCTGCATTATTCAGTTTAGTGTGGTCCGCATCAGTGAACACGTTGGAATCACTGGCGCTTTCTACTAAGGCTCTGATCTCTGCTGCTGTTTGATCCTGTGTCGCACCAGACTCAATACCATTGAGTTTAGTGTGATCCGCGTTTGTAAAATTGTTTTGCGATAACTGACCGTCCTGAACTGAGTACGTAGTATCCGTGAACACGGCACCGGAAGGGACGTCGGTTAAAACTTGAGAGTCATCAACCTTTCCGTCCAGCGCAGTTTGCAGTCCTGTAATAAAACTAATTGAGTGCGCGGATGGGTGAGAGTAGTTGTTCGCGTTTTCCGCAATGCCGTCCAGCTTTGTACCATCTACGGATACGTCACGACCATCGAACTCCTGCCCTGAAGCAAAGGTAATTGCTCCGGTCATGGTGCCACCCGCTTTCGGCAGCTTGGTGCCAATGCTGGTGCTTACTGTGGTAGCAAAGTTCGGGTCATCACCCAATGCAGCGGCTAGCTCGTTAAGGGTATCCATCGTAGCTGGAGATGAATCAACTAGGTTGCTGATCTGCGTTCCGACATATGTCTCGGTAGCGTAGCCAGACAAAGATTGATGACTAGTTAAATACCCTTCAGTCGAGTGATCACCCCAGCCATAGGCTGTATTCCAGTTAGCAGAGTTATCAGTGAACGGCAGGGAATAGTTGTTCGCGCTTTCGGCTATACCATCGAGTTTAGTCTTTAGCGTGGCTGTGAAGTTTTTCTGAGTTAAGCCACCGTCACCTACTGAATAGGTGGTATTAGTGTCAGTAGAACTAATGGTTCCGTCAACAGCTATAGCCACGTTAGTACCAGCGGTCAATGCAGCAACTACATTAGCAGTGTCAGTAACATCAGCGCTAGCCTCTACACCATCCAGTTTAGTCTTCAGTGCAGCAGTGAAGTTCTTTTCGGTAAGACCACCATCACCTACAGAATAGGTGGTGTTGTTGTCAGTAAAAACTGCATTCTCTGGGACGTTCGTTAGAACTTGAGAATCGTCTACCTTACCGTCCAGTGCTGACTGCAAGCCAGTTATAAAGCTAATTGGATGAGCCGTTGGATGACTGTACGATGTGCTAGCGACAGTAAAGTTAGGGTACGTTCCTGTAACACTGGTAGAACCAGATCCAGTTATAGATACAGTTTGATCTGGCGCAGTGTTTGTAAACTCGTTGTCTGAAACGCTGAGTCCAGAGCCAGCAGTGTAAGTCTGACCAGCATTTCTCAAATCTAGCAAAGCGCCAGCATTAACCCTAAGCGCTATATCAGCTCCAGACGAATGACTTACGGCTGTCGTGTCATCTTGACCACGGAGAACTGTAAACGTGGTGCCAGATATCGCAGTAACCTTGACGATCTCAGAACTAGAACCTACTCCTATAGTCGCATAGAAGTAATCCCCGCTCTCCAAGGTAGGGAACGAGGCTGCGCTGTTAACACTTATAGACGTTGCCGTATCGGAAACGCCACTAGCCAGCAATGAGCTAGCTAGGTTCGAGAACTGAATCGCCATTTATGGCTCCTAGCTAGCTGAGACTACCCATGTGATGGAAAGACTATCGGTTGGGGCTTTGTTAATGACACTGAATACAGTTCTGCAAAGCATTGTCCCGTTAGAGCTAGCATTTAGGATAGCCGCCTCAACTACACCAGCAGAAGAGGATGGAGTGTTAGCTGGGAAAGTCGCAACGTAAGTAACGTCATTCGAGCTAGCGGTGGTGCTAGTGAGCGCTACTCGGGCTACTTCTGAACCAAGAGTAGTGTCGCCAGCTGCCGCAGCAGTGTTCGACGTACCGATTGCCATATGGCTCATTACGCTAGCTGAAGTTCCAGCCATGCGAGATGCAACAAACACCTTGCCAGTAGTAACTACTAGGTTGGGGATTGATTGTGTTTCTTTGATGGCGCCGTCTTCTGCTATTAAATTAACAGTAAGATGCCCCTTTAGTTTTAGATCATCAACGATCATGGTATGTCTCCAGATTAATCAGCATTAAGTATTGCATTACCGATCATTGCTTGATTAAAGAGGGCGCTTGCTACTACGTGCTCAATATCAAGAGAATCGACAATAAGTGTACTGTCAGATTTTCCGATCCGTGGGGACAGTGTCGCTGCGTCATTTAGCGCGGTTGTATCTGTAGCTGACTTCGACGCATGGTAAGTCAGCAAATCTTGTACCATTATAGAGTCTGTGAGAGGTTTTGACAAAGCAAATAATGATTGATCGGTCAAGCTAAACAGTTGATTTTGAATAGATTTGCCGACATTTGACTCTAACGTATCCGTGATAGGTGCGCTGTCGGCTTTTACCTTACCTAAAGACAGTGCAGCCGCGTCACTCAGAGCGGTCTGGTCCGTAGATAATCTCGACGAATGCAAGCCCAGTGCCTCTGATAATCCTATGGAATCTGTTGCAGGCTTAGAGAAAGACAGTGATGCCTGATCAGTGAGGCTAAGAGATTCATTGTCAATAACTTTCCCAAAGCTAGCCTCTAGAGATTCGGTAAAGCCGAATACATTTGATTTAACACCCTCAACATCTTTGTTTATCTGTGCGAAATCATCCAAGGTGAAGAAGTCTTGCAAAGACTTAGACACGGCAAAAGAGTCTATCTGATCCGAAACTGTAAACTCATCATCGAACTCGCCGGTTACGGTAACGGCATTTTCATCTATCAAAAAGACCCAGTTGTTTGGCTGTCTAGTTACCGTAAGCTGATCAGTTGTGATCACCTCCGATAGTTTATTGAGATTGATGTCAAGCGTGCTCGATTCAGAGAGGGTGGTGATGTCAGTCACCGCCTTGTTTGCATGAAGTGAGCTAGAGTCTGAAAGAGAAGTTGTATCTGTAAGCTGCTTGCCCACTGTAAACACGGCTTGTGATGAGAAGCCTAAGCTATCGCTAAGTCCTTTATCTAAAACAAATACAGCCGAATCGATTACAGCATAAGAATCTTTATACAATTGGATCGTTGATTCAGGATTGACATGCACATCGAACATGTACAGATTGCGCCAATTTACAAGCGTAGAAGATGCGTCCATGTTCCGATAAGACACATCTATCTTTAGGGACTTGTGGCGGATCAGCGCATATATAGCCATCAGTCGTTAACCGAACTGGCTGCGGACTTTAAACTTTATAAGGTCAACCACGGTCTGAGAGCGGTTATTGGAGTCTGTAACTTCAATCTCTCCTTCGAAAACGCCACTGGATGCCAAGGTGTCTGAATCAAATAAGAAGGTAACCTTACCCTCAGTAGCTGAGGTTATCGTACCAATAAGCGTATCTGTAAGATCGGTCTGCCCTATTTGCCGTATGCGTAAGCGTACCGTCCCATCAGTGAGGTTTAATGACGCAAAGGTTTCAGGGTCTCCCTCATCTAGTATCTGTCCAGCTGCCGCTGTATTACTATCCTTTAGTGTAATCTCGACTTCGGGGAGTTGATCTCCCTGAACAAGATCGATAGTCGTAAGGTATGCCATTAGATAAATGCCCTCGGTTTACAAGTCAACGAGCCACCACTAAAGCCGTACTTAACCTGTCTTATAACTTTACCCACACCTCTTTCAAAGAGCTGCTTATTAACGCCTGCCGCATTAGGGTTGGACCAAGGCTGCCCTGACATCATCTGCAAGCGGTACAGTGCGCCGTGAGCAATGGTCTCACGATGCTCTTTGCCTACGCTGTCTGGAATGCTTGAGCTAGATGACGTTGGCTTAACCGAATACAAAACCCTGAACGAATCGTTAGCTGCCGGAATGGGGGCTAGATAGAAGTCGGCGTTGTCTCTCTGAGCGTAATAAGCGGGAGTTCCCCGAGTATTTTCATCGCCAAGCCGCAAAAGCAGCTGGCTGTAGCTGATAGGGGTCAACGCCTTCTTGTCGTTAAATATATCAAGTATGTGATTTAACTCTGTACCAGATGGCAGTGATACTGCGTACTCGTTTACACCGGCAATGACGGTGATGAACTCAGGCTCAGGAATATAGATATCTGTCCTTGAACAAAAATCAATTGCCGAGTCACGCACTGAGCGCTCTATAAGAAAGTCTGGAGCACCTTGCGCCTCGGGGCGCACGTACAGAGAAAAATCAGAATACTTCATTAGGCAACACCAACCATGCCGGAAGAGGCAGGTACTGGGGTTGTAGCTCCATCAGCCTGAGTCTTCACACCAAGCGCATTGGCAAAGCTCTGATAGTGCATCATTGCTCGCTGTGCGTTGCCTGCAAACTCAGAGTCTTTCTGATATGAGCGATACAGTACGTAATCCAGAATGCAGTTAGCGTAAACATCGTCTAGGCTGATTGTAGTTGTATCTGTATCGAAATTAGAAATCGTAATTTCTGACGGAGATGAACTGTAAACAATCTCTAGAGAATGAGCGCCACTTGCACCCTTGGGGTATACATAAAAATTCTTGGGGTCGGCTGGATCGTAAACAAAGTGTTCAATCTTGTTGGTGCCAGCTGTGGTCTCGTGCCAGTTAGGTAGCGTCTCATCTAAGATGCGCTTCTGTACTTGGGTAACGGCTCGACCGCCCACGTTTCGTACTACTTCAATCAATCGTAACGCCGCACTTGGAAGTGTCTGCTTACTACCGTCAACGCAGTCGTAGGTGGTGTTTACCATCTTTGCGTCGGGTCGGTGTAGCACTACTTCTTTCTGTGCGTCATTAAAGAACTTTAAAAGTTCACTATTTGGAAACCGGACGTTCGTATTATCCTGAAGAATAATTGCAGCCCGATCTAAAATATCTACTACCTTAGTTGTCGCCATTGTCAGTCTCCCACTCAATTATTTGTAAATCGGGGTTGTTTTTGAATATCGGGTTGTACTCGAACTCATTTCCGGTAATCACATTCTTAACCCGTTTTGGGACGAGTTCTTTCTGGGCTGGCTGTGGGTTTGCTTTATTCTTAGCTAGTTGCTGCACCTGCTCTTCGAGCTGCGCGAGCGTTAACCGTCTATCCAGCTTTACACCAAAGTCTTCTTTGGCTTGAAGGAATACTTCGTCTTTCTTCGTGTTAGCTTTTTTCATAAGTGTCTCGCCAAAAAGGGGGAGGAAAACCTCCCCCGATCATTGGTCTATCTTAGTTCCACTTACCAACTACAAGCGCGTCTGGAGTAACGACCTTAGAGCCGTAAACTTTCAGACCACGTACTTGATCACCGAAAGTGCTTTCCATGCGAACAGTTTCAGTGTTAGTGAACTGTGACGCGAAGGACAACGCTTTAGGGTGACCGGCAAGAACGTGGGTGTAACCCGCGTCGGCGCCAGTAGATGGCTTGTAAATCATGTTGCTTTGGAAAACCTTGAAGCGGTCAACCATTCCAACCAAACCGTTGCGGAGAGGTGAAGTGGCATCGCCAGTCAGGTAAGCCTGACGCAGCTCTGACTGCTTAAGCATAGAGATGTACTCAGGAGAAAGAACGATAAAACGACCTTCTTCTGGGATGTTCAACTCGTCTAACTGCTTAGACATGGTCAAGATGTTTTCTAGGATGTTAGAAGTAGTTACGTCAGCTTGTGAACCGATAGTAGTAGCACCAGTTACAGCGCCAGCAAGAACTTCAGTCTCAACAGCAATACGCATACCTTCAGAAGCATCGCTAGAAGCGCCTTCCAACATGTTGATATCAGCCTGAGCTGCCAACACATCGTCTACTTTAAAGCTGTAGTACTTAGCTTTATCGATAAGCATTTCTACTTTAGCAGTAGTCAGCTCTTGAGTAGTGATAGTGCCAGCGTAGTCGTTGATAGTTACAGCCGGAACTGTACGGATAACAACTTTGTCGCCCTGACCAGAGATTTCACCTTCATAGTCGGTGTTAGAGATTTCGGGTAAAATTGATTTGCTGTAGAACTTAGCCTGAAGGAGTTTGGAAAACACCTCTGGGATAAAGTTTACTTCAGATGTAGCACCCGTTGAAAATTGTGAAAAAGACATTTTATTACCTCACAAGAGATTAGCGGCGTATCGACCCACTCTCCATCGCTTTGAGTATTTCTGTTTGATGCTTTTCAAACACTTTGTTTGGCATCCTCATAATCTCATCGACGGTCCAGTGTTTCTTTTCGCCTTTAATTTGTGACTTTCGAGCCTTGGGCATCTTCGGTTCTGCAACCGTCTTAGCCCGCTCAAGAGCCTGCTCTTGCAGCGTGGGAGCTGGTTGCCCCATATCAGCCTTAAACCTACTAAGGACGGAGTTCACATCATTTGACGAACCTTCTTGTATCCAAGTCTTCGTCTGAGAATCTGCTTCCTCTAACCAGTTCAACCAGTCTGCCGTATCAATAAGTTGATCGACATCAGGGTGTACCGCTCGGATTCGCTCAAAGTGCTCGGCTTGCGCCTGCTCCTGAATCTCTTGATACTTACTCTGTTCTTGCTCGGCTAAAGCATCCTTGGCTCTACCAACTTCATCCTGTGTTCTCTTCAACTCATCCAGCAATGGTCCAGCAAGATCGGGATAGTCCTCTCTTATCTGTGCCAGCTTGCTTTCATCTTTTGAAGATTCCACAAGTTGACTCTTCAACTCAGTAACGCTTTTGATCAGGTCGGCATTTTGCCGCTTCAAGTCAGCCGCTTCTTGAGTTGCTTTCGTCATTCTCGCCTGTGCGCCTTTCATCGCTTTCTCGGCTTTTTCTAAAGCCAACCTCAGTTCCGAGTCCTCGCTGCGTTCTGACTCTTCTACTGTGTCCTCATCCGCTTGAACTTCAGCCGTATCCGTGGGATCGGGGGCTTCTACTTGCAACGCTTCGGGTTCTTCTGGGGTATCCTCTGGAGGTTGATCTGCCTCTGGGGTCTCAGTCTTACCTTTAGTCATTTGTTCGTACAATTCTTTCGCTTCAGCTTCCAGTCGCGCTGGGTCATTTCTCTTTGACATTGTTATTTCCTTCGAGTCCCACAATGGGATATTCGTTAGTCTATTGCGGATGTCCTTTTAGGGGTCCGCGCTTTGTCTAGAACGGCTTTTGCCGCATCCTCAAGTTCAAGCATAAAACGCAGCTCTAGTAGCCTGCCTTGCTCGAACCTAAAATTTGTCTCGTCTGCTCTTTCTAATGCTGACTGGGCGCTGTCGAATCGGGCTTTAATTAAGTCCCGCAGGAGTTCCCATTCCGGCATTGCCTTGAGCCGCAGGATCGCCTGCGACTGCTGCCTGTTGCATTTGAGCTTGGAGTAACTGTTGTTGTTGCTGCTGTTCAAGAGCTAATTGCTCCTCAGTCTTAATAATTTCGTCGGGGTCAATATCCATGCTCTGGGCTATGTCACGCAGCAACTGAGTACGCTTGACTGCACCGTTGGGGTCTTCACCAACAAGAGATAGGAATTGAAGCAACCGCTGGCTCTGTACTTCTTTCTGTACAAGTGCAGTACTGCCACGAGCTACGATCCGTAGATCACCCTTGGACTTCTCGTTAGTCCCGAACTCCATATTGAAGTGGAACAGAGCCTCGATCATTGGCTCAATCAGGAAGTCATCAATGTTTTTGATTGTGCTTTTCAGTGCAATGTTTGCTGCACCCATCAGCATCGACATACCAGTCGCTGTTTTGTTAAGACCTTGAGTCTGCTCACCATGAGTGTACGAGGGCAGTGATGTGGTCTCGTCAGCAAATCGACGGAATATCTCTACAATCTGGTTCAGTCCATTAGCGTTCGCTACCGGCTGATACCATCTGACAGCAGGCATAGAACCGTCTCCACCCTCTCGGAGAAATACTCGCCAAGGGTGGATGTCTGTCGGGTCTTCTCCTGCTGCAAGCAAGTCGGTGTTTACCTCAACCATCGGACCTGACGACAAAGCCATGTTGTCTAGCCAGATACGCGTTGCGGTATTCATAGTTCCCTGAGAGTCACGCATCATGCGAGGCACGCCTGTACCCCAGAACTGGTGCGGGCTGCGCTCATACGGGAAGATGTGATAAGGAATCTTGTACCCGTTTATAGGGTTCAACATAACCTTCAGTACCTTGCCGTCGCAGATCCATACACATGCTGAGTAATCATCAGAAAGATCTGAGCCTTCTTCTAACTCTATGCCGTGCTCTTCAAGGTCGTATCCGTCAACGGTGCCCCAATACTCCATAACAACGAAGCGATTGGACTCAGAGTTCTCGTGGATACCCGCGATTCGTCGTCGGGTTGTCTCGTGATCTTCTTCAGTATGGTTGCCGTTACGGTGAATCTTAAGAAGATACTTAACCATATCGGAGTCAAACTGTGGTAAATCAGCCAGATCGCGCATCTGTCGTCTTGTTAGGACGTGACGACGGAATAAACCATCGCAATCATCCAGTGTTGTACAGTATGGGTCGGGGTATAGATCGAAAATACTAACGCTTTCTACGTCAGGCGCCACAGTTTCTACAACGCTCAAGCCAAAGTTCTGCTCACCAGTCTCTGGGTTCAACATTTTAGAGTAGCTTTGCTTCTTATCTATACGCACAGTGCCCGCTTTAACGGCACCTGAGCCAAAGATGCAGGCTTCTAGGAATGCTTCCTTCAGCTTCATCTCTGCATTTGTTTCTATTAACTGGTCTTTAATGTCTACAGTCATAGACTCAGCAGCGTTCCTGGCTATTTCTTTCTCTAGCTCTAAGAACTCTCCCTCTAGCTCCTCCATCCTTGCGGCTACCAAGTCCTGATTCATCATCGGGTCTTGTCCGCTCGCCATCATGATCTGCTCCATAGCCATCTGGCGCATTTGCATCGCCTTCAGGGGATCGATCTGTGGGATTGGGGTGGGGTCTACAGAGAAGAAAACATCGCCATGCTGAAATAATAGGTCGATTATTCTTGAATATGCCGCCATAACTTTGGTACGTGTTAAGCCGACGTACACTTTAGACCGAGATCCAGAGGCTGCATTTAGACGTGCGAGTACTTCAGGCTCATATATCCCCTGATATTGACGCAGGTCTTTAAGCCACTCGTTCTCTGTTTCTTTACGAGCGTCTTTATATTCTTGGAAAGTTCCGGCGAGACGAGTCCCCAGACTCTGCATACTTTGCGCTTGCAGACCATCTGGCTCTTTGTCTAACTCTACTTCCTCGCCTTCATACTCATCTTCATGCATAGATTAATAGCCCGTCACAGGATCTAACGATTTAAAGCGTTTTTGTATAGTCCGGTGCCGAGGTCTCGGCATAGAGGCAAGTCCATGCAGCGCGATAGCATAAGCCATCACCCTGTCATCATAACATCCATTCTGAGAATTGTAACTCCCTTTATCATCAATGATGTACGTTCGCAACTCATTTAATAGTTCAATATCCGCTACACCAGATTCACCCTGTCGCATTAAGGTTGCGAGATTGTCAACGATTAATGGTTTTGTTTTTGACGTGGTTAAGAAGCCTCCGCGTTTTGTCAAGCGATCTCCGTAGGCGCCATCGACAGAACTCTCCACAAATAAATTTGCATATCCTAAATCTTGTATTTTTCGGAGGGTGCCCAGACCATGGTTGTTTCTCTCTACTACTATATATGCGTTGTTAAACCGCTTACCCAACATGGCAACTAGGGCGCCGTAGTCAAAAGGATCTATGTGTCCGTGCCAGCAGCCTACCTGATTACCCATAGAGTCTAGGATCTGGGCGCAGCTGTAGTCGCCGTAGGCGAGACCTTCCGCAACATCCACACCGATGACGTAGCTTTCTTCTCGGAGCGGCGGATACCACTCTTGATAGTTGCCGTGTTCTCGCGGGATCAAGTTGCCATCGATGATGTCACCCTTAAAGTCTGCGGTGTAGCAGTTACTCTCACATTGAGATATCGCCGTCTCTTCTACGAAGCATCGACCGGACGTTAAGAAGGCTTCTAGCGGGGTGCTCGGATATTCCTGACGGAATAGATCTGTTCCTCCCAGCTCGTCTAGCTTGGCGCGTCTAAACGAAAGCTGCTCGTCGTCCAATCCATATTTCTGGGCGAGATCATATTCTTCGGGGGTGGCGACGAAGTAAGGCGATACCTTTTTTCTATACTCGGGCATCCAGTACCACGGGATAAAGCAGGTTACCCACTCTGACTCGCCGCGAAGCGACTTCATTACCTGATCATAGAACCAGCCACCGGCACCATTAGCCGTGCTCTCTAATATCACTTCAGTGTTCTTGCCGCCGACGGTCTGTAGTAGACCTGCGACTATGTCTGATCCTTGTGGGTAGAAGGCAACCTCTGATCCGTGGACGAATCGGTTTGTTTGTCCTCGTCCAGTCTGGGTAGAGCGTGCGGTTCCCACTCGGTACCGCGAATTGATTTCGTCAAATACCAGAGTTGACGCCGACTGAGAAGCGAGCGGCGGCTTAAATGCCGGATGCGGGACATTTTCATAGAAATGGCGGACCATATTAAAAATAGCGTTAGTAGATTCTGCAAGGTGCGACAGCACAAACGCGTTAGCGTTTCGATTTTGCGTGACTTTCCAGAAGTTTCTGCCCTGTGTGTACGTAGATATTCCGGTTTGGCGGGCTTTCAGGACCAATGCGCGGATGTTTCCTTGATCTTTTAACTGCTGTTCTAACACTTTATGCACGTATAATTGGGCAGAATTCAACACAAAACTGCGGGTATCCCCCTCTTTTGTGACAATTTTCAGCATGTTCTTTGCGTACAAAGGGAAGTTGCCCTTCAATTTGCGGGCTATCTCTTCAATTTCCATTGCTATTCACCACTGCGCGGCACCACCAGACAAAGTCATGGTCGTCTAAAGCGCCTCTCATTAGATTTACGCGGGCACAAACCAATCTTACATTGCCCCCAATGTAGCCTTTCGTGACATCAATCCGGTCAGGACTGACAGAAAGGTCTGACTGATCCAAGGTTATGTGCATAGGTAGCTGCGAAATAGCGCAAATACCTCTCTGCTGCTCGTATAACGCCACCAAATACTCGAGTGATATGGGAGTACCCTCGTATTTCTTTTGCTTGTGACGCTGCTTAAGACCCGTTAAACGATATTGCAAAAATCCCTCTAGACTTGAGTTGCTTCTTTTTTTATTGCTAAGCGACTTACAGGCTTTACACTGATGCCGCCCGTTAGCTTGAAACTCGTCTAGACTTTTGACAACGCCGCAAGTGGTGCATTCTTTACGATTAAGCGCCACGATATGTCCCTCGTTAGCTCCTCAAATCTCGCTACGGCTTTACGGCTGTTACTGACAGCGACTCGGTCTCCCATTAACCCAGTGCCCAGCCCTATGCATCCCTGTACATCTTTAGGGAAGTTTGCTGCGTGAATCAGAATGTAGGTTCGATCCTCTACATCTTGGATGTGATAGGTCTCGCCAAATCGCGGGGATGTCCGCCAAGCAACGTCATAGTTGCCTTCAGGGATACACGACACGTTGGCAGCATTGTCCAGCCATGGTCGCTCTATCGTATAAAACCGCTCACCGTAGAACTCTATGACACCTAGTGTGCCGTCAGGGTGATAAGCGAATCGTTTTAGTTCGATATCAATCATTGGTAGCCGGACCTCTCTTTCTAGCCCGAACATCGTTTCGTTCTTTTCGGCTGGGCTTAGTATTTCCAAAGATTCGATCATAGCCGTCGCTAAACTTTTTAGTATCTTCAGGACGACGGTTGTCGCCCTTGCTATATAGTGTTTCACGAGAGTTTTTCATTTCCTGTGCCTTGCTGTCTTCTTAGCTATCTTCTTGGGTTGGGCGCTGTGCTGCTTACCCGCTTTGGTATCGGCGCGTTTTTTCTTGCTAGTCGCCGCGTATTCCTTCTTACTCAAAGCGTCGCGAGCAGACTTAGGCAAATATCTTTCGCCGGTCGCCTTCTTGCCCTGAGTAGAGTTCTTTCCGCTCTTAGTGCCCCACTTCTCGCCGGTCCACTTCTTGAGGCTCTTCTGCGATTTTTTTAGCGCCATCAGTCTCTATAGCCTCCGCCCGCTGCTTTGTATTCCTTGGCTAGCATCTGCGCTTTACGCGCACTCCACTGCCCCGCTGAACCACCTTTGCTGCCAGCCTTAATCTTGTTAAACAGTCGCTTACGCATCGCTGGCTTCGTGTAGTTACCGGCGCTGTTAACGGTCGATTTTTTCTTGGGCGCAGCTTTCTTGGCAGGCATTACTTCTTCTTAGCCTTCGGCTTAGCTTTTGGCTTGGCTTTTGGCTTGGCTTTCATTGCAGCAGCTTTGGCTTTTGCGATACCTGCTGGCGTATATGCGTACTTCTTACCGTTGACGTTTGGCATGATTAGCTTCCTTTTTTCCACTTGGTTGATGATGACTTGGTTTTGGAGGGCGCCCATTTAGTTTTTGCTGCCCAGTAGGCTGCACTCATCTTGCCCTTGCTTATATTCTTAGCGTGACGGCTCTCAAACGCCTTGCGCTGACCCACCGTCTGGTTGGTCTTAACGCCTTGCTGCCCGAATCTAATGGTTTTGACTTTGTCGCCCTCTTTGGCTACGACGACATGTGACTTGGTGGGGTGGCTAGGGGTACGCTTAGGTTTGTTATATCCACTGACGCCCGCTTTTTTCAGTCTTGAATCTTTGCTCTCAGCCATCTCGCAATATTCCTGTGTATATTTGAATGTATATTTGGGTGGGTACTCTCATAAGGACCGCCCCCCCTTTTAATTATGTATACAGCTTTTCGCCATATTGGTGATTTTTTGTATAGGTACTCTCATAAAGACCCACCCCCCTAATCGACGAGGGTAAGGTGTACCTCTTCTCCCGCAGAAGCCTCTATAAGCGTGTATACCGCCTCTTCTACTTGGGATGATAAGTAGTACAGCTGATCTCCGAATCGCAGGGAGGTGACCATTGGGACGATATATGCCTCAAAGGTGAACTCATCCATGTCTAAGTAGTTCAGTGCCGTAACACGATGCATTAATAGTTGTGTCATTTTTTGCCTCGGTACTCTCATAAGACCCGTGGGGGGTCAAAATATGCCTATAGGGTCTAATATCACCCACATGGAACCACACACGCGGACGACGCCACCGCCAGACAACTACCCCCCCCCTACCTAGCCTATACAGCCCTCAAACCCTCTATATATAGGCATTTTAAGGGGTCAATTGCTCCATGAGCAGATGGTCCAGCTAGTGTAAGTCATTGATATCGCTGGGGTTTACAGCCAATAATTCTTCAATCTCTGGCTCTTCAAGGTCTAAGTCAGCCAAAAAAGCCCCGTTAAACTGCACAATCTCCTGCTTCTCTGGGGCAACCCAGCCCTCAGCTTTAAACAATGTCTCGATGGCTCGTAAGCGGTCAGAATCTTTGTCTGCCAGCTTTCCCAATTGCTCCAGCTGCTCGATCCACTCAGCCCTTCTATCCTCTGATTCCTTGCTCATATTCGCTCTAATAGCCTCTATTTGTGCCTTTACACCAACATTCACTAACAAACGCGGTCCCTGTACATTCGGGTGCGTATATCCTGCTAGCTCTGCTGCCCTTGTCGCGTTACCTGTTTCGGTGTAGTACTCGACGAACTTTTGCTGTCTTAGATTGAGCTTCTTTGCTGTCTCTCTCTCTATGTGCATTTGATACATCCCTTATAGGAGAAGTCGGAATTGGGGTGAGGTTTGATTTTTCCCCGCCTTATAAAAATTTGGCGATTGCCGTGATACATGCTGCAAAGATGATCCACGCTGCACGCTCTGCAACCATGCCCTTACCGGCTGTCTTGGCTATGTTGGTCTCTACCTGCCGGATATCGCCCTCAAGCTGGTTGAGGCGCCCCTCATGCCTATCTAGTCGTTTATGACTGCTTACCAGCCGCTCATCTATTCGAGCCAGCACCGCCATGGTGTCGGTTAACTGATCCAGCTTCTGCTCGATTCGATCAAATCTCTTTTCAATATCCAATTGCATACCGCCGCGCCAGTGTCTGAGAGGATTCATCCTCGTTTATATGTGCTCAAATTATACCTCAATATGCAAATAAATGAATTATTTTCGTCTAAGGGTGTTGACAATGGATTTCCTTGAGATTACAGTGCGAACCAAGTCAAGGCAATTTGCCATGACGGATACGGGGTCTCCGTGATCGACCCGCCAGCCAGCAAAGGATTTCTGGTTGCCCTCCCCCAGCGGGTTCAAGGTCTGGGGTTATCGAGAGTGAAAGCCATTGGCGAGTAGCAAGACGGTAAGAGGAAAGTGTCTGCATCTACCTGATGCACTGATGAGGGCAAGCAAGCCCGAAACACTTAAGCCTGAGGAGGCACATCATGACTACATTTCACCAGCAAAACATACACCCCGTTCTGTCTTTAACGTGGGATCTGTTAGCAGAGCCAGCCATCAGCCCAAACCGCAAAGCGCGATTGCGGCAGGATGCGCGGAAGTATCAGTTTAGAGACAGACTAGCCTGTCGTGCAGAACTTAAGCAGGACATTGACTACTGCAAAACCAGTGATGGCTTTGTCTATGTCGAGAACTTCTCGAGGGACTGCGATAACTTCGAGCGCAACTGGATCAGTAAGGTACCTGCTCATATCACAGCGCTGGAGTTGCACGAGAATCGCTTGCATGACGGCGCCGAGGGTCTCACCTTCTGCAACCTGCTCGATCAGGAAGCAGTAGATTCCTTCCAGTCTATGGCTCGAGACCGCAATGCCGAGCGCTACGGATACTGAGTAAGCACATCGAAGCCATTCACCGAGTGGCTTCTATTGTATTTATTCAACCCAGCCTGAGGAGGCAAATCATGACTATTCAAGTCCTAGTAAAAAACCAATACGGAAACCAAGTGATCTACCCAGCATGTGAGATAGGCGAGACCTTCGCCGCTATTGCCGGAACCAAGACCCTGACCGATGAGACCCGCGCCCTAATGAAGCGACTCGGCTATCAGTTCGAAGCCAAGGTGGAGGTGCAGCTATGAGCCGCAATGAAAAGATAGTCCTCACCATAGCTGTCTGTCTGGGTGTCCTACCCATGACCTTCGTAATGTCAATGATGATCATCTCGCTCAAAACTGGAGTGCCATTATGAGATTAGAAATACTGCAAGAAATCCAAGAGTACAGCCAATGGCTGTTTGATGACTGGGAAGAGGGCTGCGGTATCAGTAGTTCTGACTTCCACACCCCGATTAGAAGCGTCTTGTTAGACCACGGGATTAAGTGGGATGACATAGGCGAGACGTGGCAGGAGTTCTGCCGCACAGCAGTCAGCAACGGCATAGCAGACGCAACTGAGTAAGCACATCAAAGCCATTCACTGAGTGGCTTTTATTGTATTTATTCCAACGCCTGAGGAGGCACGCATTATGAAGACAGATATTAAAGAAACAATTACCGCTGAAATTATCACCATGATCGAGAGCGCACAGGCATCCGGTGCAGACTGGACAATGCCCTTCAAGTCACTTGGCGGCAAGCCTACCAATGCCAACACGGGCGTAGCCTATACCAGACTAAATGCGCTATGGCTTGGGCTGCAAGGCTACCGCACTGTGGCTACTTACAGACAGTGGGAGGATATCGGCTACCAAGTCCAGAAAGGCTCAAAGGGTGTGGCTATCAGTGCCCCAATGACCGTGAAGGACAAAAAGACCGGCGACTCCAAGATGATCGGATTTCGCACCGTCAAGGTATTTCCTGCCAGTATGGTGCTCCACGCTGAGACCGGCGAGCCTTGGGTAGAGCCTGAGACCGAAGCGGTGGATCTCACTGAGCGGCTAGAACTGGCTGACCAGTACGTTAACAATCTAGGCTTTGATATTCGCCACTCTGGCGAGGGCAGGGCTTACTACTCACCCGCTGGTGACTTCATCCACATGCCAGAACGTGCGGCATTCAGCGCTACCAAGACATCCACAGCGACTGAGAATTACTACTCCACACTGCTGCACGAATCGGCTCACTGTACCGGTCACAAATCGCGCCTAGATCGCTTAGACCTTAAGAACAAAAAGGGCTACGCCTTCGAGGAGTTGGTGGCTGAGTTGTCTGCCGCGTTCCTATGTAATCAGCTGGATGTGTCAGGCGCTCCTCGTGATGATCACGCTCAGTACTTAGCGTCTTGGCTTGATGCTCTAGGTGGTGACAGTGACTACATCTTTAAGGCGGCTAGCGAAGCGCAGAAAGTGGTTGACTGGATGGATGCAATGCAAGTTGCCCTTCCCTTAGAGGAGGCGGCATAGGGGTGCGGGGATTTATTTCCCCCGCCCAAATTTTTCTAGCTGATGAGCAGCTGAGTGGTTCTCAGTCGAAACGCCCAGCGGGGCGTCCTAGATAACCAATGCCGAGGAGGCAACCATGTACTACATCCAGCAAGAGGGATCACCCTTCGCTTACCAAGCAAAAACATTAACCGAATATGCATCGCGTTTGACCGGCGGGGATACCGGAGAATATAGGGTATACAAAAGCAAGAGCGCATATCACGAGGGCTTCGACTTTACCGCCTATGATCATATAGACGGCAAGCTAAAAAAATCTAAAGCCCAGCCAGTGGCTGTATTAAATCGCTGGCTTTCTAGCTGATGAGCAACTGAGTGGTACTCAGTCGAAACGCCGTGAGGCGTCCTAGATAACCAAACTGCCGAGGAGGCAATCAAATGGAAATCAAGCGAAAAATAGTAGCTCGCGCCGCACAGCGCATTATTGGTCTGCTCACTTTTGATGAGCTAACCGCAATCTACAAAGCCGAACAAAATGCAACACACGCGTGTGCTCAGCTCGGAATGAGCGCCCAGATAGCCACCCAAGATACAGCGCGAACAGTGGCGCGAGAAATTATGGAGGGGCTTTCTGATTATCAGATCGACCAGATGGGGCACGAACTAAAACTGTCGGCGCGAGACCTGACTAAATACACGGCGGAGGTGGCAGCATGATCACCTTTAGAATGGTAGTAAAAGAATCATTTTACACCGAGTACGCAGTAGAGGCTGAATCTGAAGTAAAAGCGCGACTCCTTGTCCGGAAGGGTCACGGGAGAGTCGTTAATGACGGCTACACTGACTGGGACATCATAGCAATAGAGCAAGACAATCCGCCTCCCCCATTTTTGCCTGTAGACCCAGACGACATCGCCGAGATTCAGGCAGCAATGCAGGAAAATGCTGACGACAGAATGACGATGCCCCACTAATCCAACTGATGATCGCAGCTAGTTACTGCGTGAAACCTAGCGTCCACCTGACGATAAAGAGTCATGCGGGAATATCACCCAGAATCTACACGGGTGCCCCATGGCTTCTAGGTATTGGAAAACTAAATGCCGAGGAGGCAATTATTATGGGAACTCAATACGAAGACTGCACCCCGACGTGGGAAGAAACCGCTCACCTGCTGGTTCACACCCTGCAATGCAATCCCGACAACGAAAGTGCTCGGGCAGAACTGTTACGCATGGGCAAGATCATCGACCAGCAACAGGCTTACATCAAGCAATCTAAGGAGGTGGCTTGATGCAGGCAGAACTTGAGAGGGTTGCCAATCGATTGCAGCTATTCATCTTGAAACGCAATCGCAGGACTAGGATTCAAAGGCTTTCGGGCGTCCATATAAACACCATGGCACGCTTCCTAGCCGGTGAAGATATCCGACTGCACACCCTGATCAAGATCGAGAAGGCTTGCCTGCAACTTCAATCGGAGGATGAATTATGAGCATGTATAAATGCGGTGACTGCACATTCTGGGGTGAGTATGACGAGGTTCTGATCGTGCGTGAGATTGATCATGAGCCATACGGCGATCAGACAGTAGAGCGTGAGACCATCTACTGGCATTGCCCCTTATGTGATAGTGAAGATGTAACAGAATGGCTTGAAGCCTGAAAACACAATAGGTAAAAAAATAAACCATTTGTGTACTTAGATATTTCCCCCAAATCGTGCTAGGAGATAGCACCGTCTAGACGCTACGGATGGCGTCCTTTTTTGTAAGTTTTTTCGAGGCAACCTGCGGGCAATGTGGAAAACAACCTGCGGGTAATCTGGAATGAACTAACCAAAAAGAGGAAGACCCTATGTTCTTATTTGAACAGAAACTAAACCAAGCAGGCATTGCTGACACCAGAACCCAGCATATTGCCAAAGCCCTGAGCGACCTTCACTCTGCAATATCGCAGTGCGATATACCCACGCGCAGATTGTTTGCGGATATGCACCCTTACGCCGTTCGCGCAGCAGTCGAGTACGCCAAGGTCGAAGACCTCAACACCGATCTCTGGGGCGTCACTCACAACCACGAATGGCTAGCCGATTACATGGAGTACGAGACAGAGTGCCGGATCAGACCCCTGACCGACAACGTCGTTGATATGGGAGAATACCGATGATTTATCTAGAGTGGTTTATCGCTATTGTCGCTGCGACGATCTTTGCTTTTGCCTTTGCGGGCGCCATACTACACGCCAACGATAGGCAGAGATTCTATGACGAACGACGAAAAAGAGAGGTCAGCGATGTCAACAAACGACGAGCTGATTGAGATAATGAAAAAGCATAACCTGAGCAAAAAGCAGGTCGCTGACCTGATTGAGGTAAGCTACGAGGCAGTGTCAAATTGGCTCAGGCAGCATCGGTCAGCACCTATGCCTAAGGTTGCCCTGCTAGCGCTGCGTTTGAGTATCGAACTAAAACGCATTTAGGAATCAGAAACACCCACTTTGGATGCCGGTCTGTAGTACCTGTAAAGCAGACCGGCTCCAACCCTTCACTCAGGATACATTCAAGTATCCCCTGCCTGCTAAACCAATACTCCCCATTACCTGTAACTATCACCCAGTAGTCCGCAATAGAAACACTAAATGCTGACGGCTTGCGGTGGAAGTACTCGACGACGATATTGCCAGTCTTCTGGCTCATTGGATCGTACTTAACCTCAACAGTTTTACCTATCTCAGGGATCGTTATGTCCCACTCTGGATGCAATCCTTCTGCTCGCTTGGCGTTTGGGAATATCAAGCGCAACCGGCGAAGCAAGTCATCCTCGACCGCTACGCCACGCTTGAGATCTTCTTCAAACCCCACGGCGCTCTTTCTTCCATAACATCTGAACGCCAATCTTGACTAGGTCTTTACTGTGACTGGGCACTGCATCATCTGGGATGCTATCGATTGCCGCTCGCCTCTCATCCCTACTTGGCAAGTCCAGTATGTTACTTGGCAGGTAGTAGGGCAGGGTTGCCTTAGCTAGATCATGGAAGTCTGAATCTAGGTTGTCCTCTATGTACTGGAGGCACTGGGGGTAGTATGTTTTTTTCGCGGCTAATTTTATTTCAGCATTGAACTTTGACGGCTTCATCGGGAACCTCTAGTAACTCTCTCATCAACAAGATGCCTGTCTCCCAATCAACCGTGACTGTCTCGACAGTTTTGAATGAGTATTCCTTGAATGTCCATAACGGAAATACCATACGTATTGGCTGGCGGTCATACTTATAGATCAGCACTGGTATGTACTCATCTCCCGCCGATGTCTTAGCCTGCTCCCACCACTCAGGCTTGTACCAGTGACCACTGGCGTATCGCTTGGCTTCAATCATTAGGTTGTGAAACTCAATGTCAGCCTTGCCGCAGGTCTGGTACTGGTCGAGGTTTCGCTTCAGGTGGCTAGCGCACGAACCGAACTCATCATGAAACATCTTGATAAGCTCGCGCTCGAACGCATGACCCTTAGCTCGACCGTTTATCAACTGTCTACCTTGACGACAGTCGAGATCAGTTTGTCTAAGTACCAGCGGGCTTTACGCAGGTCGGTTATCTCGCTGCCCTTATGACGATACCTGTGAAGATATTTCTTAACATTCCCCTCAAGGTAGGCTTGAAATCCTTCACCCAGATTGTCCTCTAGATAATCGATGCACTCGATCTTGCCGTTGTTGTAGTGGGCAGGATGGTTGACGTTGTCTGCTTCAGGCTGTCGCACCTCCACACTCGCTAGCTTATCTCTAAGTTCATTCCATTCGGCTGGTGTTGCGTTATCAATACTCATATTCTTACTCTCCGTTTGCATATTGGGCAGGGCTTAGTCCAGTCGGTAGTCTCTGGGCAGCGACAGTGCTTGGTTCTGCCGTAGTAGTCTGCGTCGAGCGGTAACTTGTAACTCCCCGTTGTTTTAATTGGTTTCTTGCTAAATTGTTTCTTCTCAAATTCCGTAAACTTCATTCACCTTTACCTGTGTCCATTCAAGCAGCTCGTACTGAGTGCCGTATCGTTCTTCAAACCTTTTCTTAAAGGGGTGGCGGCTCGTATAGCTAGCGTTGTCCTCACCCCCTCGATGATGCTTGTAGCAAAGGGGTATAGATTTTAGGTGCGCCCCTTCCTTGGTCTTGCCGTCGATGTGATGCACCTCTGCTGGCGTGAACACATTGAACTGGCGGTGGCATACGCAGCAACCAAGCTGCGTAATCCGATCCATCCACTGCTTATCGGCAGCATTAGCACCGCGACCCTTCACGTTCCGTAAACTCTCCGCTCGGCACGCTCACTGGCTAGCATCGACTGCCAGACTTTGAACTCAACCTCGGCAGCCAGCATCTCTGACTTGGCGGCAGCCAGCATTCCCTTAGCCCTGCCTCTTGACAGGCGAGCCTCGTACACGTTCCCATCTTCATCTGATGCTCTAAGCTGTGCAGCATTGGTCTTGGCGCCTTGCGCTTCAGCTACTACCATTGTCTGGGCGACGATCCGCTTCTCATCAGCATCAGCCTTTGATAGCTCGTACTCAGCCTTGCCGACAGCGATGCCAGCCTCCCTAATCTTCTGTGCAAAATTTTCCTGATCCATTTAATTTTCCTTTGAATAGTTAATGTAATACCTAGCCTTACTGTTCTTTCTGTCACGGTACTGACAGGTCTTGCTATCGAACTCAAAGCCCACTTTGCCTTCGTACATACCGTTCCTGTTCTTCAGGACTTCAAGGTACATATCCCATTGCCTTGTGTACTGCTCATCAGGCTCCTCGCCTAACATCTCAGCCTGCTCGATCTGCTCTGCCTTACGCTTGTTTTTCCAGACACTTATAAATCCGTCAGCAAGGTCGGTGATCGAGCCTGAACCCTTAACGTCATACTTGTTAGGCGCTGCATACTCTGACTCACCCTTTCGGACGTGCGTCACAATGAATATGGTCACTGGAAAAGCGAGCTTGAAGTTGACCAGCTTCTCGATGAACCTTTGTTGACCTTCATAGTCATCCTGCCTAACCATATTGGTGAGGGAATCGACCACGAATGTGTTAATGCCGTAACGTCGATATGCATATTCAAAACAGGACATAAGGTCTTCAGGCTTGGGGGTCAGCTTGTCAACGAACAGCCATAGGTTAGGGCACATCCACTCAAGCAGTTTCTTTCGGTATGGCTGGGGTGGTTGCTCTGATCCAGCAGCCTGCCTAACCATTCGCCCCATGGTTGCTTTTGGCGTCATCTCCATCGATGCAATCAATACTTTCTGCTGTTGTTCAACAGCGTTAAGTGCTAACTGATTTAGCCACATCGACTTGCCGTGACCGTTGATCCCGCACACGCCCCACAGTTCGTTAGGTCTGAACTTGATGTCCTCTTCATCTAACTTAGCCCAGCCAGAACCGAAGCCTTGCGTGTCATCTAATTTGTTCTCAAAGAAGTCATCGATGTCCGCTTCAAAGTCCAGTACAGATCGCAAAGTTTCTGGGTCTTTCCAGCGTGCCTCTTGATAGGCGCACTCCAGCATCCAGCGTGCCTGCTCGTAGCCTTCTTTCTGGAGTAGCTCATTGATATCTTTTGTTGGCAGGTTAACTCTGTAACATCGGTCACCGAGCCTCGACATAATTTCTGCCGCAGCCAACTCTCCCTGTTCATCCATATCTGTGGCTATAAGGATCTCTTCAAAGCGTGCGAGGTTCTCGTACTCGTGCGCTATCCACTTGGTCTGCTTTGCGCCCTTACCACCACCCATCGGCACTGATAGAGCGGGGAACCCTAACTCACCGCAGGCAATCGCATCCCATTCACCCTCAGTTATCCAAACCTTTCTTGCATCGTCAGGCATTGCTTGCCACCCAAACAGGATAGGCTTCAGATCTTTCTGGGTAGATGGGTTGCCGTCATGATTAATCGGCTTGGTCTTTAGGAATGTCTGCTTTCCGTCAGGCTCCATGAAAGGGAACACTACGTCCTGCCCACCCTTGGTATCAGTCTCGTAGATCTTCCATCTAAAGCAGACTTCCCCCACGTCTTTAAACCCTCTCGTCTCCATGTATCCATGCAGATTGGAGCTGGCATTCTTTGCGGGAGGTTGTGGTTTGGTGTAGTTCTTTTTTTCCGCCGGAGCAACTTTTTTGGCAGGCGTATTGTCTCGGATGCCGTATCGCTTTTTTGCCCACTCCATTGCATCAACCAGTGTGAGTCCTTGGCTGTACATAATCAGGTCAAGCAGGTCACCTCCCTCACCAGTACTAAAGTCCATCCATTTGCCACACTGATCGCCGCTAAGATAGACGCTCATGCTTCTGCCTTTCTCACCTTGGATAGATCCGATCTTGTAACAGCCGCTCTCAACGCGACCGTCGGGGTAAAGTTCGTGGCATATACTGGTAGCGTGCGGTGCTAGGTTCTGCGCTAGCGTTTTAATATCCATCATTTGACAGCCCCCAACAGATCATTGGTTCGTGTCGCATTTTTGTAGCACGAAAGCCCCTGCCAGTCTGGCTTGCCGATAGATTGCCAGCCTCTCGAGATTGCATTGTCCACAACACCTGCGATATCAAAGCCCTGCTTTTTGAATACCAAAAAGTCCTGCGAGATCGTGGTGATCATTTTCTTGGCAGGCTTTCTACCTTTACGATCTGCCAGTTTGTATTCCCACCATTTAGTCCAAGGCTGTTTTGAAATACCTTCTGGTGGAGTGTTAAGGAGATCAGACCGCCAGCATGTTTGTTCTTTTTGATGTTCGTTAGTAATAATATTTGTTCTTTGGGTCTGATTAGCTTGATCTGGGTTTACTTGATCTGGGTTAGCTTGATCTGGGTTTTGATGATCTAGTGGAAAACGACCCCTAACATCAGTAACCAGCCAGTCCCATCGGACAACATGACCACTTTCGTTTCGGATTATTTCTCTGCGAATGTATTCAGATTTCTCTAGCTCATCAGTAATGCGAGTCATCTTCACATTGCCGACACCGAATACAGTGCAGAGTTGGTTGTTAGTTATTTGCCAGTCATCGACATGGCTAAGAAGGTAGACAAGAACACCCAGAGATTCTGGGCTTAACCCGTCATCTCTGTATTCGCTGGCGGAGAACCCGCCTCGGAGGAGTAAGTTTGGAATACGGGTGTAATGGTCTTGCTTTAAATTGGCAGGACGAAAAATCATTCGTGAGACGGCTCCATGTAATATTCATTTGAGCAGGGATAATAATCTGCAAGTATTGTTTTGGCAAATTTATTTACTCTTGCGTCTTGTTTAATGATTTAAAATATGGAAGATCGGCTGCGAGGAGAAAAAAACATGGACGAAAAAACTAAAAAAGAAAAACGTGCGGATATATTTAAAACAGCTCTAGACAAGGCAGGGGTGCCGGACTGGGGCAGAGGGGCGGCGATAGTTAAACAGACGGGTTGCAGTCCTGCATCCGCGCAAGCGTGGATAAGGGGCAGTCTGCCATCGGATGGGGAGCGTATAGTTGAACTGTGCGACCTTTACCATATTGACTTATACCTATGGATAACCTTGCAGTCGCGGGGCGAATCAAAGGTATCAGAATCTATGACTGAAGCCATCATTTACGTAAAACAATTTGAAGAAAAAACAGCTTTCACCCTTACACCAGACCAGTTTGCTCATATGTGCTTGATGTATTTAGACACTGAAAAGCGCGAAGGGCTGGCAAGTATGGTGGAAGTGTTAAGTAAAAAAACAGATGCGTCTGCCGCTACAAAATGATAATTTGTAATTAAGGATTTACATATACAAGGAAAGTCACATGGATAGAGTTGTACCTGACAGCGAGCGAATTAGCTGCGAGGACTTAAAAATATTTTTAGAAAACTTTCCAGAAGTAGATTGCTGCTTCAAGGCTGGCGAAGCAAGGTTCATTTATTCAGTAAGAACAATTACAGCTGCTAAAAAGAAACTTAGACTAGCAAATAATAATCTACAGGTGTTGAAATAAATCTACACGGTGCTATGATGTCTCTGGAACTAACGGAGACATTACATGGATACGCTTACACGCGCCCACATCTGGGCGACCTTATCTGATATAGACGTAGCACCTTTTTGCACCGAGACAGAAGTCGTTGGGGATCAAGTCCTCACCTATCTGCCTTGGATGAAAGCGCATTCGATTATGATGGATGTGTTCCCTGAGTATCATTGGGAATTCACCGAAGACCCTACAGGTCGCGAATGCCACTACTTTGATGATGGCTCTGCCGAAGTACGTTGCCGAATGACTATCGGCGGGCAGACCAACATCACCTACCTTCCTGTTCATAGATCAGGCAAAGCAATTGACTCCCCCTCTGCTACAGACATCAATACTGCTAAACAGCGGTGTCGTGTTAAGGCTATGGGTGAGTTTGGTCTGGGCTACACCATGTGGCTGTCATCTCAAATCAAAGAGATTGAAGACCAAAGTGTTTCTAAACCTGAACAAAGTACACCTTCAGATACAAATGATGCAGATGCAGAACTCCAAAAGGTTATTGCGATCTGGGATCATCTTAAGTTCGGTGAAGCTAAGACCCTGAGTGAAGCCACAAAGCTGTATGACAAGTTTAAACGTGGTCTAACTAATAGAGGCTTAACAGATACCACTGGTAACTGGGAGAAGCTCTGTAAGGACAAAGGGTGGAGGGCTAGCAAATGAGTTTAGCTGCTCAAGGATCACCCGAATGGCACGCGGCTCGCGCCGGTAAGATCAAAGCGTCTGTCTGTGCCGCACTAGAAGGCAAGCACCCGTACATGAAAGCTGCTGACTTGGTCAGGCAAGAAGTCAGGGCTTTGGCTGGTGCTGAGTCAGAATTCAAAATGGTTCCTGCTGTTGCCCACGGGCAGATGATGGAGGACCACGCACGAATCTTCTTGGAAGATCTGCAAGGCTACACTGTAGAAGAGACGGGTCTTGTTGTTCACCCTAAGTATGACTTTATTGCAGCATCTCCAGACGGACTTGTAGGTTTGGACGGTTGCGTTGAGATTAAGTGCCCGTTCCCTCAGTACACCAAGACTCCATACAGCATCTTCGATAAGAAGCGCAGCATGTACCTGATGCAGGTCTACATGCAGATGGAAGTTCTGGATGCAGAGTGGTGTGACTTTATTTGTTACTTGGCTAAGAACGAAACAGCCGAGCCGCAGTACACGTTAGAGAGAGTCCACCGTAAAGAGGACTTCCTAACTGAACTACTGAGCCGCAAGTATTTACCGCAGCCTTCTAAGGGGACTATCTCCCGCCTTGACCTGTACCAATCTTGGCACAACTGGATACAAGAGCAGCACAGGGATGAAGTTACCCGTGCGGATCACGTTAAATCAATTGAAGTCGACGCCCCAGAGGTCATTAAGACCGATGAGGAACTGAACCGGCTGACTGCAATGCAAACCAGAATTGCAGACATCAAGTCACGTATCAGTGACGACTTAGAAACCTTGGATGTTCTGGGTAAGACCTCAGACTCCCTGAAAAAAGATATCGCCGAGCGTTACAAAGGTTCTGTCAGCAATGGCAAGACCACCGTGAAGGTGATTATGAAGACCCCGCCAATCGATTATAGAAAAGCGTTCGAATTTCTCGGCGGTGAAGATGAAGTGTTAAACAAAGACGAGTCTCTTGATTCTTTCCGAAGAACAACAGGCGCAATGCAAGTACAAATCCATCATGGAGAGCAACAATGAATAGTAAACCAACCGCATTTGAATCCCTTAAAGCAGGCAAAGGGCGTCTGTACCCAATGCCTAAAGAAAAGCGCATTGAAGAGTGGAACCGCCTTAAGCAATACGACTGGGCAACCAAGGCGCACGTCCCTAAGTTCGACGGCTTTATTAAAGTCAGTCGTGAGCTAGTCGCAGACCTACAAGCTGCACTTGATGTAAATAACGGCAATGACTTCCGTTACAACATCAAGGTCTGTGAGCAGATGGGTGATGACGGCAACCTCCAGCAACTGAATGTAGACTACTGGATTCCCAAACCCAATCCAAATGCTCAAGCGTCCGCTCCAGCAGCCGCATCAAACGCGGATGATTTCTTGGACGACGACCTACCTTTCTAAGGACATATATATATGCCATTAAGAATTTCACGATCAGCTAACTCCGTCTTTTATGGCGGAGAAAGCCTCGACCCCAGTGACCTCGAAGGTACTTTTGACCATCGGATTTGGGTGCGTGCAGTGGTTGACTTGGATGGCAGGCATGAAACCGTGCTCAATGTGCATACTAAGCGCAAGGGACATCAGGAGCATGTGCTTAAGGCTGGTGAAGATTTACAGCTAACGGAAGAAGTGTTTGTCGAGATGACAGGTATACAACCCTTTTACCACAAACCCCACTTAGCGTGCTCAGAGTGCGGTCGAACTGGCAGTCAGTCTGAGAAGTCTTTCATGCTTCCTCAAGCAAAACTGCTGGTGGGTGCTCCGCGTAACTACAAAATAGTTCGCGATGACGCCAGAAAGAAAAAGAGATGACTCCCCTAAAGGGCTGGGTGTTCCCTCCTCACACCTTGTAGCAGGCTTGGTCTACCTGCCCCTTGCAACAGACCTTTATTAAAGAGATCGATGCGTGGTAATCTGCCAGTGCTGTTGGTCTCTTCACGGAGACGAATATGAAGTTAACATTTAAAGAAATAGCTGATCGTTATTTGGCACAGCCAAGCGCACATAACGATGAGAAACAGAGAACTACGGTGGTAGTGGCTAACAACCTTGTTAAGGTTTTTGGTAGTAAGCCGATTAAAGCATTCGAGAAGATCGCTCTTTTTGATAACTTTATTGAGGAACTGCGGAAGCAACCATCAAAGAAAAGAATCGGTAAAAGAGTCAGCAATAGCTGGGTCAATAAGCACACCATTACTATGCGAGCTATTCTTAACTACGCTCACAGTAAGGAGCACATTGATCGAGTTCCTAAGTTGTCGGTTTTACCTGAGACAAAGAGCAAGATATTCCTCAAGCCTAATCAGGTTCTGGATCTGATCAACAGCTTGGATGAATTGAGAGCAGACCAAGTCCGTTTTGCAGTGGCAACGGGATTGCGAAAGACAAACATAAGGCTTCTGAGGTGGGATCAAATATCGAAAGATTTTTCCTCACTCCTTGTCGATGGAAGTGATGCCAAGATGGGAGAGGATATCCTCATCCCGTTAAACGCAGATGCTAAAGCAGTTCTGGAGCGTCGTAAGGCTTTAAACGATGCGCTAGTACAGAAGCATATGTATTTAAGTAATGGCATTGATCATGTGTTTGTTCAGCAAGCCGGTGGCGGATCAAAGGTAGGGAAAGTTCTTAGCGAGATTACGAACAAGACCTACAGGAAGGCTTGTGATAAAGCTGGAGTACCAGCAGGAACAACCTTCCATACAATGCGTCACACTTTCGCGAGCTGGCACATTGAGAACGGCACGAGCGAGATGGTTCTTATGGAACTAGGGGGGTGGAAAGACCGTGTGTCATTGCAGCGGTACGCGCATCTCAATCAAGCTCAGAAACAGGCAGCTTCTTCGAACATTGAAGGAATTTTATAAAAATCAAAATTTAACGCGCATAAGTCGTTGATATATAAGGGAAAAAACGTAGAGCAGTTGCTTCGTAAGCAATTACCATGTCTTTTTCTTCAATTAAATCAATAACTTAGAGACCAACAGCAAAGACTTTTGCGCTAAATTGGAGGCTAAGAATATGGTAGATGTAAAGCAAGCGATTAAAGAGGCAAACGAGTACGCTGACAAAGCTATTCGTGAATCGATAAACGATATACAAGGCGTACGGAAAACGGTACGTACTTGGCTCAGTTCAGGCAACTATCACCTAACCAATGTGCATGTTGTAACTTGGCTTGGGATCACTGTGCTTCTGTGTATTGTCTTTTAGACATATCAATTATGATATCTATGTAATTCTAAAGTTGCATTTCACAATTCTCATAAACGACCCTACAATGCCGCCTCATTTGTTAACTGTGATTAAAGGTATTCTTGATGTTTGTGATGTGTGTATGCGTAGTTCTTGGGTTGTGCTTTGTCGCCAAGGATGATTTGTTTATCAGCTAAGGATTAGCTGTCCCCCTTTGTAGCCTCCGCCTTTACTTCTAGTTCCTTCACCTTCAGCTCAAGCTCTCTTACTCGAGCGATGGTGTCCTGAACAGATTTAGGAGGCTCAAACTCATCGATCCAAGTATCGTTCTCCTCTATCTCCGCCATCATTACGTCAGCCCTGTACTCAATCGATGTCAGGCGCTCCTCAACCTTAAAGTACGCCGTGGTCGCAACGGTGGTAAACGCGAGAATACCCAAAAGATTTTTGACTGGGATTGTGACCTCTGTCGTTTCGCTTAGCTTGGGCATCTACATCCCCAGCAAGTAATACGAACCAGCAAACATAGCCAGCACCGCGATTGTTGCACCGATGTTCTTCGCCACATCGCCAATCTGACGCTGCTTCTTGAGCCTCGCCAACCTAGCCTTCTCCAGCTTGTGCTTGTGATCGAGTAAAGACTTGTTCTGGATCATGAGCATGTCACGCCAGACGTGCTTAGGGGTTATCTTCTTCAGCTCTTTCTCGTGCTGCCTGATCGCGTCCTTAGCCCATGCCAGCTCCAGCGCTTCTTCCTGAGTGAGCACATGGTCTCCAGCCTTGGTGGCTTCTTCGATGCTCTCAACCGCCGTCTTGCTCTCGGTCAGACTGGTAAACAATCCGGTCAATCCCTGTAGGTGATCACCCGACTCCTTAACGGTTTTGATGCCCTCGTTTAAGGCTTTGAGCACCCCAACAACTGCACTGATCTCAGCTATCATTTCATCTCTCTCTCGGCTTTCCTGTAAGCCTTGTTGTATATGTCGAATATCTTGTTCTCATTCTCCAGCAGCTTGTCCAATAGTTCTCTGCGACGCGCCTCAGGAATATCCTGACTCTCTACCAACTTACGGGTCTTGGATATGCTTCTTAACTCTCGGTTGGACGCCTTGTAGAGACTGTTGCGCCCACCTTCAATCACGGGGATAAAGGATTGGTACTGGTTTCTGAGTCGGTCCAGCTCGGCTTGATCTCCTGCCTCGATAGCATCTTTCAGCTTCGCCTCGATCTTTCTGGTCTCATCCCAGTTGGCATAGAACTCAAACCTGTCTTCGTACTCCGAGGGGCTCTCAAAGAAGGTGCCAACAATCGGTAAGTCTTGTTTCCTGAAATCCTCGTCCGCCATCATTCTTGCCGCAACGTCTGAAGACTGGCTCACAAAGCGCCCTACACCCCCCAAGAAGTATTCATACACATACTCCATCTTGTCTGGGTTCATAGAGATGTAACCGTCCTTGTACTTGTCTCCGCCCGTGGCATCGTTGAGGAACTCGGCTGCTGCTGTGAAGGCTTTATCAGTAGACCGTCGAGAGTTGTATGCGTTTGATCGCTCAACAATGAACGGGTTTTGCTCAATGTATATATCGCTACCAAAGAAGTTCTTATTAGCCAGCATGTCCAAATGAACTTCGAGCAGGTCAGGATAGAATCCTCGCGCTTTCTCTTCCCAGTTATCGCCGCTAGAGGGAGCAACCGGAACGAAATTCAGTAACGCGTTCTCCCACAGATACACTGCCGACTCTTCTGGGGTGTTGATGTCGAACGCCATTTCAGCACTCAAGCGACCAATATTGGTGAAGAAGTTGTACCCGTAGGGGGCGGGTAGAGCGAACCCTTCTTCGCTGCTGTAATTGATCAGTAGTGCCCGGTTCTTCGCATGCTCAGGAAGATCGGCATAGACCTTCTCGTCATCGTCATCATCTTCTGAGTTCAGAATGTTAATCACGGCAAGTGTAGCCCCTAGACCTATAAGTCCCACTGCCGTTTTCTGTGCGGTTGTGACCTTGCCTTCGCCGCCACCCAAAGCCTGAGCTATGTTGACATTGCCCTGTACTGCGGCGTTAAAGAACAGGTATCCGGCATTGACTACGGCTGTGTTCTCACCCTTACGGTTGAAGTTAACGGTAAGGTCTTTCGCTAATGTCGCTGCGGTCTGCCTATCAGTTCCCGCTTTACGTGCCTCGATGTAAGCAGACAGTCGTATAGCGTTTTCCATGGTGGTGTTGAAGTCTTCCACCCAGTTACCCACAGCTCGCAAAGCCTCACGGGTCATGCCTTTCTTTAGCTTGTTCTTCATTATGCGTAACTGCTCATCCTGATCGCGGACCAGCATCATGCCTGTTGACGCACCGTCCTCCATAAACTCTGCCGCATACTGATCTAGAGTGCCTTCTCTTACAGGCTTACCGCGAAGCACGCGATACATAGACCTCATTGAGGGCAGATAGCTCTGAGCCATTTTCCCGATAAGGTTCTCGCCTTGTACTCTGCTGCCTTTCTTGTCCTTCTCTGCAAGCGAATACATAAGACCCGTCTGAACATCACGCAGCGGGTTAACCAGCCCCCATGAAGGGTTGTAGTTGATCAACATGTTTCTGCGGAATGTTTGGAATCGAGTCGCCAGAGTTAGCAGCTTGCTTACGTCGTCGTTAGCCCTGCTCAGCATGGGCACGCTCATGTTCTGTAGCGCGTGATTTAGGCTGTCACTCTTAAACTCGATAAAGAATGTCTGCCCACCCTTCTTGACCTCTACATACTTGGGGTCACCGTTGGGTCTAACATCTCTAGACATCTGGTCGAGGTCTTGCTGCGTCAGTTCGTCGCTTGGCTTCGGTGGTCTGAACTTATTGTTGTATATGGTATAGGAGTCGCTGTTACCTAACTCACTCAAAAGCTCTAATAGGGTTTGGGCGGTTTCATTTTTTCTCGCCCGAATAATTTTTCTCTGAACATCTTCGATAGCGGTAAACAGAGGATTCACAGGCAATGTCTTTCTACCCTTAGCCCTCATGCTCTCGCTGCCTACGATAGAGAAGCCTCTAGACTTATCGCCAGACTTGTAGGCGTCGCCATTTTCTTCAGCAGCAAAACCTTTAAGGGGCACATAGAACTCGTAGGTATCTTCCCAGTCTGAGCGAGAGTCTTCGTCAAGCAAGCCTGCCTCTACCATGCGGTCTCGCTGATACTGAAGCATCTCGTAGACCTTGTCGGCAATACGGTCCATATCAGCCTTGGTGCCTTCCCGTTCCGCCAAAGCTAGAACGCTCTCCGCCTCGGCATACGTCATCCCTGAGCCTGTATCTTGGAACGCCAGTGGCAGTGTTTGGTATTCGTTAAGTTTTGTGCGCTGAGTCTCGAGGGCGACACTGTGATCGACACCGACATCTGCCAATAGGCGCTCTATCTCCCGCTCAGCCCTAGCAATGTTTCTCTCGCGCTGAGCCTTAACCTTTTCAGCAATAACGTCATTGCGCTCCGCCGCGTGCTTCGCAATAAGGTAGGTTCCTACAGCATCTGGATCGACCTGTAGCTCGGCGATTAAATCACCAAGCGGGTCCACATAGTTTTCGTGGAATGCGTCTAGATCGTTCTGCACTTTACCGTGCGACAGGTTTTCTTGATCTCTAGGTGACAAGCCAGCAGGAAGCCGCCCCATCTCTAGGAAGTCAGCCGCTTGATTCTCAAAATCTTCTAAGGGTGCGTAACGGTCCACCAAGGAACGGTATACCTTCTTACCCTTCAGCCTTCTGGCAAGATCAGACTGTGCGTCTATCTCATCATTGTAGCTAAAGGCATTGGTTGATGGGCTTCCGTCGTCTAGAGTTCCTGTCTCTTTGTTGATCTGCTTCTTCTTGATGTACGAATAATCATCAACATCGTCGTAGACAACGTCTTTGGCTATTACTAGATTTCCTACTTGAATCACTTCACTGGCAGATAAGACTGGGGTCTGGGTAGCCAGATCATAGAAGAAAGTGTGACGCTCTGGGTTCATGGAAACCTGAGTCCAAGCCGGATCATCCATAGCGGCTATAAAGTCTAGCCTGTTCTGCTCATGATCTGCCGCAACGTAATTACCCTCGATAGTCGCGATGGTATTTTTATCTGCACCCATGGCTATATTAGTTGCACCTTTTTCTGGAGATGCAAATGAAGCGTTCGCTAGACGCAGAGTTGGGTAGTAACCAAGACGAGTACCAGACGCGCCCTTGAAGGGAGCGCCCTCTTTACGAGGTCTCGCCGCATGAGCAGTAACAACATCAGCCCGCTCATCTTTTGATAATGTTGGGTGGCTGTGGGCGGGGATATCTAGCCTTGAGCCAGTTCTCTGCCCGTCTTCAAGCACATCCGCTAACCAGTAAGTTTCTTTACTAGGTGTGTTCGGCTTTTCTCTGCTCGTCTTTTTCAGCGCATTGATGTAATGAGAGTCCGGCTTTAACGGAGCAATCATATCGGGATGCATGGGCTTAACATAACGACCTTCTTTTCTGAAGATGTCATTAAGCTCGGCGGCAGTGATCTTGCGATCAATTCGATCCTGCACCGCTTGCTTTAACTTGGGGGATATTCTTTCTTGCTCGGGTCTACGGGTCTCACGAATAGACCGCATGCCCTCTTCGTAGGTGTCTACGTAGTAGCCTGTGTCTTTGGTGTAGGGACCAAAGTACTTCGGGTCAACAACCATGAATACAACGTCAGGCTCGCCCTTGTTGTAAGGCATGAATGTTCTTTTGTCCCAGTCCGCAGGAGCCTGAGAATCATCCCACTTGAGTCGAGAAACAACCTTGAACCCGACATGCTGATAGATAATCGGAAGTTGCGTATCAAAGGCGTCAGAGTACAGCCCGCCCTCCTCAACAGCCAATGATGCCAAAGAGTAGGTTACGTTCTTGTGCCCGCCGTTGTTATAAAGAGACACTATTGTGTCGCCGTTTTCGATAGCTATTCCAGCTGCGCCATCTTCGGTCATGAACATCTGCATCTTTTGATATTCAGATTCAGGATACACATAGACCGCTGCACCATAGAGGTTGGCGTCTTTTCCTTCTTGAATCTTGCTTGCGAACAGCTTGGCGTTGGTTTTGTTTTTGGCTAGCTCAATGACTGTGCCGTTAAAGGAATCAACGGCAGCGAGCGCGGCTTTGGCTCCAGTCTCAAGCTCCCTCTTTTTGCCTGATACTTTTTTACCCGCTACGAGTACTTGAGAATATTTGCTAGCTCCTCGTCGGAAGCGTCTGGGTATATTTCCTTCATTTCCTCCACTCCCGCTATCAGATAGTCGGGGACTACGAAGCTCTTTGTAGACTCTGTTTCGCTCATCTCGCCGTCCGGCGCCATTGGGGGGGCTGATTTCAACAGCTCTTTCAGAAGCATATTCTCTTTGAGCTGCCTCTCTTTCTGAGTACGCATCGACGAGTTCGTCGAGCTTTTGTCTGCTAACGCCTTCTGCTTCATACCAAG